TAAAACTATCATATTCACTAGACCTGGGGTATAGAAATTTCATGTGCTCATCAAAATTAGTTATGTCAGTGGGTTCAGAACACAACTTTTCCAGACATTTTTTATATGTAGTCACTTCCTCTACTCCAGGAATATAATAGGCATTTGCTGTGGAGCTGGCAGCAACTCTACCATAATAAATTGATGCAGCAATATTCTTTAATGCTTCTGATGATCCTTTAGTGTATAACTTGTGGACAGTTTTGAATATAGTTTCACTCAAATCTTCAGGCCTTTTAAGAATCATTAACGGATTTTTTTCTACTTCTTCTTCAAGAAATTCTTTCTTCCACTTACATTCATCTCTTATCCTCTGTAGTTGTTTTATGGGCCCCAGCTTTGCTTCAATTCTTAACAAACCACCTAAAACTGTATCTCCTTCCTCAAATTCTGCTAATGACTCCACCAAACCACCCTTTATTATCTTGTGTGAGGCTTTGAAGAAACCTTTCTCTCTCTCACTCATGAATGGGAAATGTTTCTTGTACAGCAAATAATTATAATAGTCTGGCCCAAACATAACCATTAATGGTGGAGAAAATATGGGGAATAAACCCATATGATAAGGAACATGATTAAGGCCTAAATCTTTAAGATTATTAATTCCCTTTTCACTAGTATGATATATTGTTTCACAGTACCTCTTGTTGAATAATGCAGACAACAAATATAGATCTAATCCTCCTCCATTTTCCACAATCTGTCTTGAAGAACTGTAAGATTCCTTGACCATCCTAAAGAAGGAGTCTGTGTTGACTGGGTGAACAGATGCCAATGCGAATTTCATTAAAGTTGGCATGAAAGTCATGTTAGATAGAAATAGTGAATTGAATTCCCCAATAAGAGGATTTATGCTTGATTTCACCATAGATGTTCTACAATTGAATAACAGTTCTGATACCCTTTGAGCCTTTAAGAATAAACTTAGTTTATTTAATACATATGCCCCTTTATTAGTTTTGCTTATCTCAGGACAGAATAGTGTGTATGAATCATCAGAAGATAATAGGTCAAAATGATCTTCATAATCCAATCCTTCTTTATGGCATAGCTTCTTATACAATTCATCTCTGAATTGAACCATTGCAAGATGCAAATATGAGGAGGTGAAATGAAGAATGCCTTGTCCCATGTTAGAATGATTCTTAAATATAATTTTCCTATCTTTTAGAAATTTTAGTTTTATCTCTTGTAAATTTGAATCTTTGTGTCTATATCTGTTATCTTCATCCTTGTACCATGCTTTCAATAACCTATCAGGCAAACAGCATTTCTTATTTTGATGTTTTATCAGTATATCAGTGATAAATTTAAATGAATTCCCGAGCTCCTTAGAGAAAGGTGTGAATAAATACAAAAATTGTATAGGGACAAATGATGGACCCCATTTTGTTTTATCCATAGTTATGTGGATTGCAACTCTAGAACCCGGAAGTTTCTTTCCTGAATACAAACATGCCTTTATTGAATCATTCTTTTGCTGTCCATGTGTCAATATCTCTCTTGGGTCTTGATAGCATATGTTTCTAGATATTGTTTCTAGCACATTAATCCTTATTCTATTCGTTATTGGGAGAATCAGAATCTCTCTAACTCCACCAATCTGATTTTTCTTAAAAACATGATAGAAAGTCTCTTCGGACTTGTATTCTTTTACCACATCAAAGCTGGTTCTTAATCCTTTATCCAACAAATCTAGAACTCCTTCAATGCATCTTCTCCTGGGATTCTGCCTGTCTTTTTTTTCATTAAATCGTTCTGTTTCTTTGGTTGATGAGGACTTATATGTGGCATACTCATCTATGCTTTTGTTCACATTCAATCTAGTACAAGCTGCTATAATCTCATCTGCGAATGCATCGTTATGATCCATTCTTAGCAGTTTAGCTCCTATTTCTATAGCTCTTGCTGAAAACATGTGGGTTTTTGACTGCAATATGACATCTTTTGCATATGTCACATCATCTCTATAATCATAACCCAAGTTCATGCCCATGTTTTTTGATATGTTATAAGAATGCTCACCCTCTAATATCTTCTCTAAGATCTGAAAGCTAGAGTGAGTTGGATCATCTTGATTTTTGTTAAATAACATAGTAAAGTACATCTCACACAGGATCTCACTGAACTCAGCCATAGGATACATGTCAACAACCAGTGGCCTAAATAACTTCACATTGGAACCACCATGTGAATCCAAAAACATGTGATTAACATAATCAAACTTGATGTTTCCAAAAGTTGTAGTTCCCTTGATATTCCATATTCTCATATTGTCAACAAATTTACAAAGCCTTTTTATTAAATACAGTTGTAATGGTGAGCGGATTGGTTCAATCAATTTGTCCATACAAGATTTCATTTTTGGGAAAATTGAGATTGAATTCATAACAATGTATCTGACATTCTGTAACATTTTTGATGTTGATCTTCTATCTTCCATGTATATCATTATTATTAAACCTAGAGAGTTTGATGTGTCCTCATTAATTAGTTCTGGTAAAGTCATGAGATTAGACTGTTTTTCATCTTGGTCATCCAAATGTTTATCTCTCTTCATGAAATCAGATATGTGAACTCTTGAACGATACCTCAGGGACATCATGGAGCAATATGTCATCATGATTTTGTCATAAGATCTTATATAATGATCAAGTCTATGGACATCAGCAGACAACCAATCTGATGATAGAATATATCCAAAATCATTCCATTTTTTAAACCAAGGTTTTCTGAGAAGAGATGTGTTTTCCACCTCAAAATCTTTCTTCATGAGAACTTTAAACCAAACTATGTTTGCTAGTTCTCCA